TGGGCATGGATTTGCCAGTTGAGCAGGTATCCGCGAACTGGGAAGGGTGTAGAATCCATTATTTTTGGTCTGAAGATAATCCTTTCTTCGACAGCAAGGAGCTGAGGAAAGCGTATTCCAAGCAACCATTGGAAGTTAAGCAAGCTAGGCTGTACGGAGTGCCTACCAAAGTATTTCAAAATAAGTTTCCCAAGTTCAATCCTCACGTGAACGTGGTGAAGAACAAAGACCTGCCCTTTATATCGGACCCCACCAAGAAAGTGACTAGGTATATGGTATGTGATCCAGCGGGATCAAAGCCTTGGGTGATGATTTGGATAGCGGTGGACGAGGATGATAGGTGGTGGGTCTATAGAGAATGGCCCGAAAGCACGATGGGGGCATGGGCTTTGCCACATGCGAACACTCAAGGCAAGCCAGTGGGTAAAGCTGGTCCTGCTCAACGCCCAACTGGGTATGGGTATGAGAATTATGCGGATTTAATGAAGGACATGGAGAAGGACGAGGAAATATTCGAGCGCTTGGTTGACCCTCGATTTGGTAATGCGACGGTACGCACCGCGCATGGCGAAACCAATATGTGCAATGAGATGATGGAGTTTGATATCTTCCTAAGACCTGCTCCCGGATTGGAAATTGAGCACGGCATACAGAAGATTAATGATTTATTGAGCTGGGATGACACTGAACCGAAGACGGATGAGAATGGTCCGAAGTTGTTTATATCCGAAGAATGCACTAATATGATATATGCGATGACTGAATATAGCGGCGTGTCGCGTGAGGAATCATGCAAGGACTTTGTAGACGTATTGAGATATGCGGCAGTTACCCCACTGGAGTATGTTGGTAATCAGCAATTGGTTGCCAGCGGTGGTGGGGGATATTAGTGCGTGGATTAAGCGGCAGATCGGAAAGAAGTTTGGTTGGAGCCACAAAGAATAATTGGGGTATAATAACGGGGCGTGATCATAAGATGGTTGATGAGGCGTGGCATAGATTTTGGGCAAAGAGGGGGAAACTTCCCCCGAAGGTGAGTAGTTTGTATATTGAAAACCAAGTTAAAGAAAAAAGAATCCTTGATGTTGACAAGGATTAAGGTGGCTGGAATCAAGAAAAGGTAGAGAGATAATGGAAAACATCGAAGAAGCGCTGGAATTTGACCCCAAGGGATCACCCGACGTGGATGCTTTGGCGTCCGCATACAAGGAAACACGCAGCGAGCTGGGCGAGTTCATCGAACAACGACAGGAAGACTTTGATCAAAGATTCCAAGTATGGCCCGGAAAGGCGCGTGATAATCGCAAACATGCTAGAAGTGGTGGTGGCGAACCTTTTCCGTGGGAGGGAGCAAGCGACTTAAGTTGCAATATGATAGATGACGTCATCCGCAGCCACGTCGGTATGTTGATGAGCGTCATTAAAAGAGCCAACTTGGTGGCAACCCCAGTTGAAAGTGAAGACGTGGCGCGAGCTTCCGTGGTGCAGAACTTCATGAAGTGGATGCTTCAAGTGAAGATGGAGAACGTTCAACGCGAGTATGAGCGTGGATTCAATCATTTGTTCGAGAAGGGCATCATGGTGCATTACGTGTACTGGGAGCAATTGGATCAAAAGGTCTTGGAGACAATTGATCTACAAGAGATAGCCACGCAAGTTCCCGAACTTGCTGAGATGATGTTGGATGCAGACAACGACGAAGTGCTTAACGAGTTGCTTATGACTCAGTATGACGTCGGTAAAAAGAAAGCTGATGCAATATTGCGTGACCTGCGAGCCGAAGGAGTGGCTACGGTCCCCGTAACCACCACGATACACAACAGACCAGCGATTAAAGCGTTGGCATGTGATGATGAAATTTATTGGCCTGCTTGGACAATGGACCCACAAGATGCTCCATATGTTTTCTTGGCTGTTCACTATACGCCCGAACAATTACGTTCCAAGGTTACAACCAATGATTGGAACAAGCAGTGGGTGGAGCAAGTAATTGAAAAAGCTCGTGGTTTGAGCGCCGACGAAGAAGTTAATTACAGCAGGGAGCGACATCGCACTGCCAACATTGACCGCGATTTATCCGATGATGACACCATAAGATGTGTTTATGCTTTCCAAAGACTGATGGATGAAGATGGAGTCAGTGGTATATACTGCACTGTATTTCATCCCAACCTCACGGGTGATCATGAATTGGAAAAGCCTTGGGCAAAGCATGAGCTTTTGCCCTATCGACATGGCAATTATCCCTTTGTAGTCACCAAATTGGAGGAGTGGAGCAAGCGTTTGTATGATACTCGCAGTTATCCGCAGGTGGGCAAGAGTTGGGAACAACAACTCAAGGCGGAGATGGATGCAGCCGTGGATAGGTTGAGCCTTAGTACTTTGCCTCCCTTGGAACATCCAGTTGGAAGAGCGCCCAGTAGATGGGGTCCGGGAGTAAAAGTACCCTATCGTACCCCCGGAGAGTATCGCTATGCGGATACGCCAAGATACGATGGATCGAGCATTGAGATGCGAGAGAACATCCGTCGAATGACGTTTGAATATTTTGGTAGAAACTATACTGGCGTTGATCCGCAAGACGTGGGGAACAAGCAACAAGCGTTGGTTGATAAATCTTTCAGCCATATCAAGCAGGTGATGGATCAAGTATGGAGCCTTTATCAGCAATATGGATCGGATGCCGAATACTATAGAGTGATTGGCGTCAACGACGTGCAGCGATTCGACAAAGGTAACGCTGGTGAGAGATATGATTTTTATTTGCAGTTCGACGTTGGTTTGCTGGATGGCGGACAAATAGTTGAGCGAGTCAAGGCAATCAGTGAAATGGTTGGAGCCTTGGACAAGAACGGAGTGGTGGATACTGAGAAATTGTTGGCTATGGTGGTTGAGCAAACTTTGCCCGGAGCTGCCGACAAGATAATACAGCCTCGCGAAACGGGAGTGAACAAAGCGATTGAGGAAGAGAGAGCAACTATTGCTGAATTGGTTGCTGGGGTTCCACCGAACGTCAGACCCAATGATGCTCACCAAGTGAAACTTCAAGTATTCCAACAATGGATGAGCCAACCCGACATACAGGACAAATTGGCATCCGATGAAGCGCTGCAAGAGCGTGTTCAGAATTATTTCCAACAAAGAAACTTCCAAATGCAGCAGATTCAAAATGCTCAAATTGGCAGAACGGGAGCAGCTCCCACTCAATTTGGACAAACGGGCATGGCGCAAGGAGCGTAATAACAAGTGCAACAAAAGGTTAAGTAATGGGTTACGTCATAGAGAACAGAGGTGGACAATTTTGCGTCATAGATTCCAACACGGGAAGCGTGGCAAAGGGTACTACCCCGTCACATCAAATATCTTTTGCCGAAGAGCAAGTGAGAGTTCTGAGGGAGTCAGTTGTTGTGGCTGCTCCGACTAGAGCGCGTAACGACAAGGGACAATTGAAAGCGGATGATCCCAAGACTCCCGACGTGAACGAGGCATGGAAGGGTGGCAAGTCACCTGCCAAGAAGCCAGCCGCCAAGAAGAAAGCGGCCCCAAAGAAGAAAGCTACGAATAAGTGAACTTATTTTTCAAAAGAAAACGTTATGGCAATATCAGCGAAGAGGCTTTGCGGGCAACCTTCGAGGCATTGCGTACTAATGAGCATTTTAGAAATTTCGTGGAGCATATACACGAAAGAAGGGAGACAGCAATAAGAGCGATGCAAACCGAAAAGGCGATAAACTCGACCAATAGACATTTCATGGAGGCAGGGAAACTGGAGGCCCTTGATGAGCTGTTGGACGATTTGGATACCCTTTGGCGCGTCAAGCTTGACTAATGACTTTCATTAAACTAACTGATTAACTACTGGCTAAATCCAAAGGAAGGATGGCTTGACTATCATGGCGAATGAAGAACAAGTGGTAAACTCCACGACCCAATTGATGGAACCGCAGGAAACTGCGGAACCTCAAGAACACGTGGTGACTGAAGCACCTCTCGATGAGGGGGGCAGCGACAATATGTCTTTGAGCGAGTTGACAACTCAACTACTCGCGCAGGATGAGGAGCAAGGGGAAGGGGAAGCGGAAGCGGTTGAACAAACTATCGCGGAAGAGGAACCCACCCAATCAACGGAACCCGATGCCCAGCAAGCTGGACTTGTTGCGCAGACGGATGAAGGTGAGAACGACAAGAAGGTGATTCTTGATCGGCTTGGAATAGATTTGGATACGTTGGGTGAAGACGAGGCAATGAGCCTTGGACGAGCTTTGCGTACTGAGTCCTTGAAGCGCTTCGGGAGATTAACTGCCCAAAAGCGTGAAGCGGAATCTCAAATCAAGGAACTTGAAAGCAAGGCGGAGTCCGTCCAACAGCAAGTTCCAGCTCAAGCGGAAAAGGAAGACCCGTTGTCCGACGTATGGACGGCTGAATCATTGCAGAAAAAGGAAGAAGAGCTTCAATCCATTGAGGATTGGGCTGAAGACGCCTTGCAATTGGAGGCTAACTACGACGATGACGGGGAAGAGTATCTTGTGGAAGTGGATAACAAACGATATACCAAGCAGGAATTGCTGGGTATAAGAGCAAACGCTAGGAAGATGTTGCGAAAAGGTGGTTCTTTGTCCGAAAGACAGAACTTCTTGGACCAACGCCAGCAGTTTGACGGACAAGCATTGCAGTATTTTCCATGGATGAGCGACGAAAGTAGCTCTGAGTTTGGGGAGTACCAGCAGTTTGTGGGTCAAGATAAGTACAAGAAGCTGTTGGACGCCATCCCCGAAGCAAACCTGTTCGCGGGATTGTTGGTGGAAGGTAATCTTAGGGTGCGTGATCGTTTGAAAGCAGCTAACAATGGCACGAATGGGCAAGCTCCGAAAGAGCGACCCATAGCGCCAGCCGTTACTGCATCCGCTGCTCCAAGACGCTCTCCATCGTCTGATGGTTCACGCATTCAGCAGGCTGTAAAACAAGCTCAGAAGAGCTTTGAGGATACAGGTTCCATCCAAAGCTTGGCTCGCCTACGCGAGTTACAGGCACAAGTGAGTTAACAATTCTAAGGAGGGATAAACTAATGGCTACCGCTACTAGTTACAACGTCGCTGGCAATCGCGAGCAGATCATGGACGTCCTTACTATTCTAGAACCGGAAGAAACCCCTGTGGTTTCTATGGCTAAAAAGCTGCCAGCATCGGCAACTTTCGTAGAATGGCAAGTAGACAACTTGAGTGCTCCAGCGTTCGACGGCATAGGAGAAGGGGAAGACGTCACGTCTTTTTCCAATAAAGCAATCAATCGTACGAAACTGGGCAACTACGTCCAAAAATTCCGCAGGGAATGGATGGTTTCTGACATTCAAGAACTCGTCAACACTGCTGGTGTATCCAGTGAGGTTGCCAATTCTGAAGCAAAGTCACTACGTGAACTGAAACGAGACTTGGAGAGCGCTGTTTGCTCTACTCAAGATCGTCAAGCAGAAGCTGGATCGGGTACGCCGTATAAAACGCGCGGACTTGGTAAGTGGCTTGCCAACGGAGGCACTGCTGGTGCAGCTCCAAGTGATGTTCCTGCTGACTATCAAACGCCAGCCGCATCACTTGACAGCAACGCAACAGTTTTGGAGTCACACTTCAATGCCGTCGTTCAGTC